ATGGCAGCAGAAACAGGTCTCACAATAAAGAATGTGAGAACTGCACTAAAACATCTGGAAAATACCGGAGAGGTGGCAGTCAGCCGACACCCTAAATTCAGCGTAATTACAGTAAAAAACTACAATCAGTATCAGTCGAGTGGCAGTCAAACGGCGGTCGAGGGGCAGTCAAACGGCAGTCGAGGGGCAACAATAGAAGAAGGGAAGAAGGAAAGAAAGGAAGAATATAATAAATCTCCTAAAGGAGATTATGAGAGTGGAACTCCTGAAAACAGCATCTATGCCACGATTCGTGAATTGTACAATTCCGTTTGTGGGTCGTATCCCCGCCTGGTAAAGATGTCTGAGGCAAGGAAGAAGGCTATAAATGCCAGAATGAAGACAGGTTACACTCTTGATGACTTCCAGACTTTGTTTGAAAAGGCAGAGGCTTCCGACTTCCTGAAGGGAAAAAATAAACGCAACTGGTCAGCAACATTTGACTGGTTGGTCAGTGATTCCAACATGGCAAAGGTCCTTGACGGAAACTATGATGCGAGAAAAGAGGCGATAAAAGATGAACCAGAACCAACTAACTCAGTCAGATTATGGTGAGTGTCCTGTGTGCCATGGGACTGGATGGGAGACATATTATGCCACGGTCTATGATTACGGACTTCCAGAAGAAATTCAATATGCTCGCAGATGTCCAAAGTGCAAAGGTGGTTATAGAGCACAGGACCTTACCGGAGTACCAAAAGAGTACCATGAGGCAGATCTTGGCAAGTTCGATTTTGATATTTACCAGAGAGACATGAGCAAACTGAGAGACTTGTGCACCACCTTTCTGAACCATTTCCAGAAGTGGGAAATGGCAGGAAAGGGACTGTATCTGTGGAGCAAGACACCGGGAAGTGGAAAAACCTTTTTGGCGTGCTGTCTGGCAAAATCGGTGATGATGAAATACGATCTGCAAATGCGTTTCGTGACTGCACCTGACTACATAAGTGCTGTTGGTGACAGCTACAAGCGCGATCGCGGAGAAGAGGATCCTAGTCAGGTATACCGGGATTGCAAACTTCTTGTTCTGGATGATATCGGCGCACAGGCAGACAAGGAGTGGCAACGGCAGGAAATGTTCCGTCTGATCAACAAGCGTATGGAGGACGGAAACATTACAATCTACACTTCCAACATGAGCACCGATAATCTGAATGTGGACACCAGAACCAGAGACCGGATCATTAAGACCTGTGTAGAGCTACAGATGCCAGAGGAAGGCATTCGAAAGAAAAAAGCAGCAGGAGAACAGAGACAGTTCCTTGCGAGCGTAATGGGATAGAGGAGAGAAGATGGTTAAGCAGATACTTACAAGAACCAAAGATGAGTTAAAGACAATGCAGTAGTCCAGAGTTCAGAAATACAATAAAAAGAATTTTACAAATGGGCTGCGGATGTGTCAACAGGGAAATGCAAAATATAAGAAGCATGGAAAAGAATATCGTATAAACACGGCGATGGCATTGAGTAGAGCAGACTGGCTATGAAAAGGAAACGCCAGGCTCTGAACGGCGAAGAGATGAAATGGAGTTGCAGAGAGAAGAGACGCAAAGGAGTTGCTACGAAAGGTTCTGAAATGCATAGCTACGGCATAGCTGGGCAGCGAAAATATGGGAAAAGCGGGGCAAAGGCGCTGAACGGAAAAGCTACGGCGTAGAAATGTAATGATTAGATAAGAATAGCTACGAAATGGCGGGGAGCAGCAGCGATGGCTACGGAATGAGAAGTTAAGGGACCGCAGAGGAGCGGCGGCGATGCGCTGGGCAGGGAATAACCGTGGTGGATTGAGCTAAGGCAGAGAGTAGCACGGCAATGTAAGAAAACTATAAAAATTACAAGGAGAATAGCAGAATGAAAGAATTAAAAGTAAGATTGACATTTTTGGAAGAAATTTTAGGAACAGCAAGTGCAGACCCGGAGATTCACGAAACGTTTATTGCTTCGAATGCACCAGACGCACCAACAAGAAAAGAAGAGATTGAAGCAATCGGAATTGAAGAAGTGGTTGAGAAATCCATGACCGTATTCCCGAGAGATAATGGCGTACCGATTTACTGGGATTACCAGATTAAGGGCTTTTTCAAAGATGCTTGTGGAATGCTGAGAAAGGTAACTGGTTCAAAATCTTCAAAAATAAAGGCTTACAAAAAAGAAATTGACGGTCTAATTTTCGTTGAAGAACGCAAAATTCCAATTCATTTTGAAGGTGAAATAGGAACCTGCCAGAGGCCACTGAGAGGACAAACACCGCAGGGTGAAAGAATTGCACTGGCAAATAGTGAGACAATACCTGCCGGAAGTTGGATTGAGTTTACGATCAAGTGCTTATGCGATAGCCATGAAGCAGCAGTCAGAGAATGGCTTGACTATGGAGAACTGAGAGGCATCGGACAGTGGCGCAATTCAGGTAATGGCCGCTTCAAATGGAAAGAAATATAAAAGCATGACAGGAGTGATAGAAATGCCATATAACACAGCAAGAAAGTATTATGAAGGTATCCAGACAAGGAAAGACATATATCTGTACATCATAAGATACCTGAAAGAACATAATTATCCGCCAAGCATTCCAGAAATCGCAGCAGACCTGAGCATATCTAACCATACTGTGCAGAATCATTTCGGTGAATTACTGGAAAGTGGCTTACTTGCGACAGACAACCCCGGAACGCCACGAGCGTATCGATTGACAGGATACAAGTTCAGAAAGGTGAAGGAAAAATGAGTAGCAAGTTAAAAGTCAAGAAAAAGACCAGATTTCCTGTTCAGACTTCTAATCAGGCGGCTTATGCGTTTGGACGGGCTATGCAGAACTGTTATAGACAGGTAAAAGACGTAGAGCAGCAAGCCTACGAGGATGGATTCACTGTTGGTGAGGATTGGAGCAACACGATCAACACTGTCACAACCATGATGGCTTTGAGGCGTTTATATGGCTTTTCTACGAAGCGTTTGCTTGATGTGATAAGAACTGCCAATGAGTACGTTGGAATGGCAAACAGGGGCGAAATGAGCGTTCTGAGCATGATACAGGATATTGAAGAGAACACAGATGTAAGATTTGACGAGATGAATAAGAATCTGGTTAAGAAGATGGGAGTTTGAAATGAAGTTTATAGATTTTTTCGCAGGAATCGGAGGATTTCGCAGAGGAATGGAATTAGCGGGGCATGAATGCGTTGGTTTTTGCGAATTCGATAAATTTGCCACTGCGAGTTACATCTCAATGCACTTGCTGACAGAAGAGCAGCGAAAGGCATTGGAAGATATTCCTATCAAGAAAAGACAGAAAGAAATATTAAAGGAGGAATACAGAAATGGAGAATGGTATGCAAATGACATTCGAAGAGTGTATGCCGGAGACATTCCAAAAGCCGACTGTTGGTGCTTCGGATTCCCTTGTCAGGACCTTTCGGTCGCAGGAAAGCAACTTGGATTTCAAGGAAATCGTTCAAGCTTGTTTTTCAGAGTTATGTACCTTGTCGGACAGCTCAAAGAAGAAGATAAACCCACTTTCCTTTTCATTGAGAACGTTAAAAATCTGCTTAGTGTTAATGGGGGATGGGATTTCGCCAGACTGCTCATTGAAATGGAGCAGCGGGGGTATGATGCAGAATGGCAGGTGCTCAACTCCAAAGATTTCGGAGTGCCGCAAAACCGGGAAAGATGTTTTATTATCGGACATCTTAGAGGAAGAAGTACCTCAAAAGTATTTCCTATCGAAGGAACAGACGGAAAAAATAGTGTTTCATTAAATCTTTTCGGTTGTCTTAATGGCAGAAATTCACAGCGAGATAGAGTTTATAGTGACGATGGATTAGCACCAACAATCAGCACGAAGCCGGGAGGAAACACAGAGCCTAAAATAGCAATTCCAGTATTGACACCAGACAGGGCAGAGAAACGTCAGAACGGAAGAAGGTTCAAAGAAGATGGAGAACCAATGTTCACACTGACAGGACAGGACCGGCACGGAATCGCGATTGAAGTCAAAGAAGCAACGAAACAAGGTTGTGCGGAAGGTAGAGTGGGAATTGACAGCGTGAACTTCTCGATGCCAAACAGCAAGACAAGAAGAGGAAGAGTCGGACAAGAAATCGCCAACACACTCGACACGAGTTGCAATCAAGGAATATTCGTGCAGGTATCGGAAAAATTAACGGTATATGCAGTCTGGTATGAAAAATATCAGTGTTACATAGCAATCAGAAAACTGACACCAAAAGAATGCTTTAGGCTGCAAGGATGGCCTGATGATTATTTTGAAAAAGCACAGTTTGTAAATTCTGACAGTCAGTTATACAAACAAGCCGGTAACGGGGTGACAGTAACAGTTATAGAAGCTATAGCAAGAAAAATGAACGTAAATCTAAATTGATAGCGTGTCAGTTGCTTACATGGGGAAAGTGAGGATGGAAAATGGATAAATTAAAACCTTGTCCGTTTTGTGGAGAAGAGGCGCAAATTTTTACCGATGATGAAATGGGATATTTGGGTAATGCTCAGTATCTTGTAAAATGCGGTAACTGTCTTTGCGGTACAGGACATTATAACAATCCCGAATATGCAATAGAAGCATGGAATAAAAGAGTGAAAGATAAGGAGGACACAAAATGTTAATCAGAAGTCAGAATAAGATGTCTCTGGTAAAGTTTGAGAATATTGTTGTAAATATCAACAATATCAATGGTAAAGAAATTATTTGTTGGAGCCAGATGAATCCAGGAGAAGATGAATATATTTCATTGGGTCATTATTCCACCAAAGCAAAAGCCATGAAAGTACTGGATATGATTCAAGATGCATACATGGAATACAAATCTGGTGAAATTGTTGGCAATGGGCTGGCGGGATCAGCATACACAGGAAGCTATGATACAAAAGAAAGTGTGGCGCATGGAATTGCTGTATTAAAAGGCTATGGAAATGAGATGAGAAAATCAATCCTGTTTCAGATGCCAGAAGATTCGGAGGTGGAAGCATGAGCCATATCAAAGATAGATTATCAGATTATCATGATTTCATGAAGAAACTTGTGGATGGCCACCAGATGGTTTTGGCAAGCGATGTTCTGGAAATGATAGAACAGATTAAGGATGATCTGAAACAGGACGAGAAAGAAAATGGTTGGATTCCGGTCAGTGAGAGATTACCGGAAGGCGGAACATATATCACTACTTTAGACGGAGAGCTTGTCGGACAGGAAGAACCATTCACGGGAATGTGCGGTATCGAAAATGGAAAATGGGATGATGAAGACTGTGTTATTGCCTGGATGCCACTTCCAGAACCATATAAGGAGGACGAGCCATGATTACATTCTTATTAGGGCTTACACTTGGAATCATAGTCGGAGTGGTCGGTCTTGTATGCGTAGCGATCATGTACGACAAGCGCCACCCAGACGATTAGAAAGGAGAACGGTATGCTGACAAGGAATAAGAAGCTGAAAGACTACGGTATTCCGGCAGAAGACATTGAAAAGCTGAATGCGATGCTGAAAGACTTCCCGGCAGAGTACGGATACCTGCTTTCCAGTGCTGCCTTGTCAGCTTGCCCGAAGAACACGGTGATAGCGGATATGGTTATTGAGAATATCCTACACCGGAAAAGCTACAGGAAAATCAGCAAAGAAAGATATATCCCGATGAACCCGAAAGACTTCTACGGATACAGGCGCAAGACCGTCGCTGTACTGTATGAGAGGATGCGGCTGTTGGGAGTATGGGAGGAAAAATAAATGAAAGAATATAAATGTCCAAAGTGCAATAGTAAAAACCTTTTTGTCAAGAAAGTTGGGAATAATACGGGATTGTATTGCGGGGATTGCGGTGCATGGATTAAATGGGTCGGGAAAAATGAGCTGAGAGCGTTTGAATATTTAACTAAGCAGAAACACGTAGACGATGCTAATAGCAAACAAGACGATATTGCAAGCATCATTTACGGCACTCTCGATCATATGTATTGCGATAATTGCAGATTCAATAGCGAAATTAAAGAAAGTGATAATGGTGAATGGAACTGTGATGAATGCCACAGAAAATATAATGGATGGGGAGTTTCCATGCAGGAAAGTAATAAAATTGCAAAAGAAATTTTAAAACAGTTAGGAGAATAGAATATGAGCAGACTGATTGATGCAGACGAATTAATCAAATACATCAAAATTTGGGAAATTGGCACAAGTATTAGTTCTGACCAGAAAGAGTTTATTGATTGCATTAATAAACAGCCGACAGCTTTTGATGCGGAAAAAGTTACGGAATCGCTTATGGACAGATTTCGTGTTGTTTCCAATGATGAGGACTTGGAATGGAACAGAGCTATAGATTATGCTATTAAAATCTTAGAAGGTGGTGGAGTTGAATGAGAGAAATCCTTTTCAAGGCAAAGCGGATTGATAATGGCGAATGGGTTGAGGGATGTTACGCGGAATGCAAGGGCAAGACATTCATTGGCATTGATATATCCATTAGCATTGATATATTCGAGGTTTTTTGTACTCCTGTAATTAGGTGGTTTGAAGTTGATCCAGAAACCCTCTGCCAGTTCACGGGACTTTGCGACAAGAACAGTAATAAAATTTGGAAGAATGACATTTTGATGTGCCATGGAAACCCAAAAGGCCTTGCAAAAGTGCTATTTGGAGAATTTGGTGTAAGAAATATTGAAACCGGATCTATAGTAGATAAAGTTATCGGATGGCATTACGAAGTTATTCAGGCAGATGCAATCAGTAAGTGCGAACCATTCTGTTGGTCAATGCCCCTGACAGAATATTATATCGACTGGTGCGAAATGGAAGTAGTTGGAAATATTTTCGACAATTCAGAATTATTGCAGGAGGAGTCAGATGAGTAAATCAGTATTAGTGATAGATACACCAGAGAATTGCTATGATTGCCCGTTCGGAACTTCATACTGCGGCGAACTTGAATATGTTGGCTATTGTGAATTAACTGATTGTTTAGATTATGATGTAATTCTGATGACAGAAGAACATTATGATTGCGAAAGCAAATCAAGGCCTGAATGGTGTCCATTAAATCCATTGCCGGAGAAAATGAAAGCAACTGGGCTTTATAACTGCGAGTATTTCAAAGCGGGAGACAGGCCACCGAGCTATAAGATCGGCTGGAATAATTGTATTGATGAGATTACAGGAGGAATGGATTAATGGCATGTGCAAAGAAATGTGACAGATGTGGAAAATTGTATGAACAGTACAATTCTAAAAACGATAGAAAAAATCCTAATGGGATCATGGTATTAAATCTGGATAGTCGTGGAAGATATTTCACACATAATGCTCTGGATTTATGTCCTGATTGCATGAAAGGATTCCAGGACTGGCTTAGAGAGGTGAAGTAGATGGAGAGATTAACAGAAAGATATGATGTTACACCAGACGGAGAATCAGATGTCTGGGTTAAACAGCACGATTACATTTCAGCGGCGCGAAAACTCTGCGACTATGAAGACTTAGAAGAACAGGGCTTACTTGTGAGATTGCCGTGTAAGGTTGGAACAGAAGTATATTACATCTTAGGTATTCCAAATAAGACACCATGTACAATCGACAAGTGCGTATTTGAGTTGTCGGATATAGATAAAATCGGTGAATCATTATTTCTCACCCGCGAAGAAGCTGAGAAGAAGTTGGAGGAGATGAAGAAATGAATAAATGTTGTGCTAGTCAAGACGGTATATGCAGAAACACTATTCTATTCGGAACTAAATGTGACGGGTACAAAGAAAGATGCACGCTGAGACCATGTTATGAAAGCCTCGAAAAGGTGGCAAAAGGTTATCAGCATAATTTGAGAAAAATGTTTGGGGTGGAGGACTAATATGAAACCAGAAGAAGCAGAAAGGATGGAAAAGAATGAATAAGAAACCTACACTTGAAATTGACAGAGAAAAGAACGAAGTTACGATAAAATGTAATGGGGATACTGTAAAGTTCAAAGATGATAATGTGGAAGTGACCAGGGCGAGCAAAAACATGATGTTTAATCCACCAGACATAACCCCACAGCTCGCCATATCAGCATTTGCAGTGCTGCATCAATATTGCAGCTCAATCAGTCCGCATGACTGTATCAGATGCACATTCTACGAACATTGCCCGGAGTGCTTCATGGGGTGTCTGGGAGATCAAGGCGAGGTAAT